TTGATCCTAGATAACATGTTTAACAAATAAATAATAGTAAAATGGCAATAGTAACAAACGATTGGACTGCTAAAATAATGGGATCAGTATGTACAGATGGTGGAGACGCTATCAAACCTCCTACAGATCACGTATTTATTGGATTTACTGTGTTAGCCGCGGCAACATTTGATGCTAGTGGTGGTTTGGTTGCGGAAGATGCAACTGTATACGCAAACACAGAAGATGCTGCTGGTGATTTAGCTGCTGGTTCAGAAACAACAATTGAAGGATCTGGTGGTGTTGAATTGGACGCTAGTAATAGTTTTCCAGCTGGTGTAACTATTTATGGTAGGTATACCGAAATAGATGTAGCTGGTGGAACAATTATAGCATACTGGGGAAAATAAGAAATTGTACGAAAGTACATTATGTTTAATTAATTATATAATATTATATTATGGCTAAAAAAGAACAAAAAGTCGAAGAGGTAGTTGAACCTAAAGTTGAAACTAAAGAAGAAACTAAACCTCAAGAAACACCGGTTGAAGAGAAACCAATGGGTGATAAAATTAAGGTTAAGAAACCTAAAATGAAAAAAATGAATATTGGTGATGAACCAATAAAAGTAGATTTAACTAAAGAAGTAGAAGAAAAGGTAGAAGAAAAAGTAGAGAAAAAAGTAGAGGAAAAACCTGTTGAAGAGATTAAAGAGGAAGAAAAAACTACTGAAGAAGTTAAAGAAGAAGAAACAGAAACTCCTGTTTTGGAAGAAGTAACTGATGAAAAGATTGATGAAGAGGTAAAAAATGTTAAAGAAGAAGTTACTGAAGCTGTTGAAGAAGCTAAAGAAACTGGAGAACCTTTACCAGAAAATATTCAAAAAGTTGTAGACTTTATGAATGAAACTGGTGGAAGTCTTGATGATTACGTTAAATTAAATCAAGATTATAGCAAACTTAATGAAGAACAATTATTAAGAGAGTATTATCAACAAACGAAACCTCATTTAAATAATGAAGAAATAAGTTTCTTGATGGAAGATCAGTTTTCATATGATAAAGATGCTGATGAAGAAAACGTAATTAAGAGAAAGAAATTAGCGTTTAAAGAGCAGGTTGCCGACGCTAGGAACCACTTAGACGGGTTAAAGTCTAAATACTATGAAGAAATCAAAGCTGGATCAAAGCTTACGCAAGATCAACAAAAGGCTGTAGATTTTTTTAATAGATATAATAAGGAGAATGAAGCAACGCAAAAGCAAGCAGAAAAACAACAATCAATCTTTTTAGAAAAAACAAATAATGTTTTTAACGACAAATTCAAAGGTTTTGAATATAATGTTGGTGAGAAAATGAAGTTAAGACAACACAAAGTGACATTAATAATTTTGTTGGAAAATTTCTTGATAAAAGAAATAATACAATGAATGATGCTACTGGTTATCACAAATCTTTATTTACAGCTATGAATGCTGATGCAGTCGCAAATCACTTTTATGAACAAGGTAAAGCCGATGGGATTAAAGAAAGTATTTCTAAATCTAAAAACATCGATATGAATCCTAGATCAGCTCATGAAAAAGTTGAGGTAGGAGGACTTAAAATGAGAGTGGTTACTGGTGACAGTGCTAATAAACTCCGATTTAAACTTAAACAATAACTTTAAACAATTTAAAATTTATAACAAATGGCAGCAATAACTCCAACCGCGGGTGGTAGTTTAAATTTAACTCCCTCTCCGCAAAAGCAGACTTTGTCTGGAAACTATTTGGATTTCGCTGGTACTACTGACACAACTTGGGCTCAACAATATTTACCTGAGCTTATAGAACAAGAAGCAGAGATTTTTGGAAACAGAAGCATCTCAGGTTTTCTTTCTCAAGTTGGTGCAGAAGAATCAATGGCATCAGATCAAGTAGTTTGGTCAGAACAAGGTAGATTACACCTGTCTTATAAAGGTTGTAGCGTTAGTACAAACACTTTTACCATCGGAACTTCTGTTGG